ATCTGACATGGCATTTGTAAAATTAACAATATAAATACCTGTTCCAGACCTTGTTACTGAAGAAACATTGTAAGAACCATTAATTGCTGGTGTTCCTGTTCCATTGTAATTTACCCAAGCCTTTGCACTACCATAAATAGCATTATCCATTGCTGTGCTATTACCAGCACCATCTTGAATTGTATCTGCGACTATTGTTCCTGCCATGATTTATCCTTATCTGTGAACAGTTACACACATATATTGCGAATCTGTAAATGTAGTTGTATTTGTAACTGTAGAACATACATATACCAAAGATGATGTTGGTGCGCCTGTTCCATAGTCTATTTGTCCGCAATTTGAATAATTGCCATAATAGTTTGTTCCTGTTACTTGAACAGAATAATTTGCATCAGCCATAGCTGTTGAAAAATTTACAGTATATCTTCCTGCTGATGACCTTGTAACACTAGATACATTAAAAGAACCATTAACGGCAGCAGATGATCCAGTAAAAGTAACCCATGCTTTAGCAATACCGCTATAAGCATTATTAGTGCTAAATAAGCCTGTATCTGTATTGATTGTATTTGCGACTAGAGTGCCAGCCATAATTTATCCTTAATTTCTAAACAATAACCCATCTGCTACCAGAACTTACTGTAACTACAATGCCAGTATTAATTGTTACTGTACCAGCAGTAGAAGCATTTTTACCTGATGGAATTGTATAGTTAGCAGTTACAGTTTGTCCATTTAAAACAAAGATTTGATCTCCGCTAGAACCAGTAGCTCCACCACCAATAATACCCCAAGCTGACCCATTGTAGCCCTCAAATTGGTTATAAGAGCTGTTGTATCGAATCATGCCTGTTGTTGGGCTAGAGCTTCTTTGAGCAGTAGTTCCTACAGGTAAAGTGATCTCACCAGTACCACTAAAAATAGCATCCTGAGAGCAAGTAAAGCTAAAAAAGCTTGCTGCACCAGCAAAAGAGCTTGTGCCACCAACAGTTAAATTATTGACACTTATATTGTTTGAAGCATCTGCATAAAGCAATGTTCCATTAGCAGCAGGTACAACCACATTGAAGGTCGAACCTGTAGTAGCTCCAGTAAAGATTATTGAACCACCAGAGGTAGATTGGAATACTAATTGACTCATAATTGGTCCATTCTAATCATTATCATATTAAACAACAACCCAACGACTGCCTGTTGAAACAGTAATTGTTGTTCCTGTTGCTACTGTAAATGGTCCTGCTGTTACCGCATTTGTGCTTGCAGGAACTGTATAGCTTGCAGGGTTTGTTTGTGGATTTGTATGGAATCCTGAGCTTGCCAAATGAGTAGGCGCAGCCAAAACACCTGTGCTTGCATTGTAACTAACCACATTTGTATTAGAAATATAGGCAGTTGTTAATGTTCCTGAAGTGCTGGTAGTTCCTACAATGTAATAAGTGCTATTAGAAGTTGTAGGAGTTACTGTAGCGCCTGCCACAATACCAGTTAAACCTGAGCCATCACCAACAAATTTAGTAGCGCTCAAAGTGCCAGTAGAAGGCACAAATGAGAGTTTTGTAGATGAAGTTGTGGCTGCATTATTACCGCTAGTATTTAGCGATAAAACAGGGTAATAAGTAGAAGCAGAGCTTGTATTGTCAGTAATTGCTATATTTGTAGCATTTGTTGCAGTAGTTGCTGTAGTTGCTGTTGTTGCAGTAGCAGCATTACCGCCAATAGACAGACCTGAAGCTGTTCCTGTTAAGTTAGTAGCTACTCCGCTTGATGGTGTTCCTAATGCGCCACCATTGACTACAAATGCACCAGCAGAGCCTACAGCAACCGCTAAAGCAGTCGCTACACCAGTTCCTAAACCGCTAATACCAGTAGAAACAGGCAATCCAGTTGCATTAGTAAGTGTTGCTGATGTTGGAGTTCCAAGAACAGGAGTTACAAAAGTTGGGCTTGTAGCTAAAGCAACTACTGTACCGCTACCAGTAGTTGAATAAGAAGTTCCCCATGCAGTACCAGTTGAATTAGGTATTCCTGAACCAGGGTAAACCATTGGTGATGGAGTGGTCCAAGTAGGAGCTGCTGCGCTACCTGCTGAAGTTAATACTTGACCTGATGTTCCATAACCAGTTGTACCGCTAAGGGCAGGAGTTGTACCTAAGTTTGTAGATAAGCCAATAGCACCTGAAGCATTGATTACATGGGCTGATTGACCAGCAGTTCCCCAAGATAAATAGGTTTTATAACCATTGCCTGAACCTAAAGTTATATCACCATCATGACCTGAAAAATAAACACCATTATTTATGCTAAAAAAGTCGGCAGGAGTAGAAGCACTAAATACTGATGAGTTCATGCCAAACTCACCATAATAAGTAGAGTCTGTACCTAGATCATTACTTAATACATAGTTTGTAGAAGCACCAGCAGTACCTGATTTGTTTTGCATTAAAAACTGTAAATAACTACTTGCTACAGTTGCACCAGCAGCATAAGCTGAATTAGAAGCATTAAAACTTAATACAGGAGTTGTGCTAGTAGTAGAGCTAGTAGATAAAACAGTAAATGCGCCTGTAGAGGCTGTTGTAGCTCCTACAGTACCATTAATGTTAATACTAGCTGTACCAGTTAAATTAGTTACTGTTCCGCTTGCAGGGGTTCCAAGAACAGGAGCAATTAAAGTAGGACCATTAGCAAATACTAAAGCTCCTGAACCTGTTTCATCGGTAACTGTGGCTGCCAAGTTTGCAGAAGTAGGAGTTTGCAAGAAAGTCAGCATACCTGTTGCAAGACCAGTTACATTGCCAATAGCAGGAGTAATAGTGGTATTGGTAACAGAAGTAATCTGACCTTGGGCATTTACCGCAAATACAGGAGTTGCAGTACCAGAACCATAAGTATTAGCAGCTACACCTGTGTTAGTAATGCTAAATTGAAAACCTGTAAGGGTTAAACCTGTTCCTGCTGTGTAAGTAGCAGAAGTTGTAAATTGCGACCAGTTAACAGCAGTTACATTGATTGTGCCACCTGGCTGTGCAGTACAAAACCATGCACCACCAGCTTGTGTACCATATTCAATAAAAGTAATGGCTGAAATAAGTTCATTCCAAGTGCTTGCATCTAAAGCTCTAACCCAAGCAGTTGCAGAAGCAATATAAATGCCATTTTGAGATGCTGTAGTTTGATTTTTAACTAATACTCGATCACCAGATAAAGTAGTGTATCCATCAATAGTTTGTAACCCAAGCAAAGTAATATTTGCTAAAGTTGCACAAGCACAAGGCTGTTTCCAACTAATTCCTGCTGCATAAGACTGCAAAGCCAATAAATTAACTATGTCATTTGCGCTACTAGGTTGTGTAGAAATAGTTCCTGTTGTTGTAGAAATACTTGTAAAAACACCAGTAGAAGGAGAGGTGCTACCAATCGGTGAGCTATCAAGAGTGCTATTAGTAATGGTTAACCCTGATTGAATAGGATTAATTGTTGCAATAAATGCTTTTCCCTGACCAATAAAAGTCTGAAAATTACCATAAACATCAAAATAAGCTTGAACTGGCAGTAGATTTTGGTCTACTGTTGAATTGGGAGCACCCATATTTATTCCTTAAATAGCAACAGCAGAAACTAAAATTACATCTCCAGCAGTCATTGGCGAGGCAGTACCCAAAGTTAAGCTAAAACTTGTTAATACAGCAGAAGTGCTTGTTGAAGTTGTTTGTTGTAAAAACAAACTTGTTGCACTTGTAATATCTTGAGCATAAACAAGCCAATTATTAGTTGCTGTAGGAAAATTAATAGTTCCTGCACTTGCGCCACCAGTACCAATAACAATTTTAAATGCCATTGTGTTTGATGCTGTAATAGTTGCGCCAGTACCCCATCCTGAACCTAAAGTAGGAACAGTAGAAGAACCAATTAAATTACCACCCATTTGAAATGTAGATGGGTTAATAGTATCGCCTGTTAATGGAGGGCTAAAAAAAGCACCTCCAGGTCCTACTAAACCAAGACAAACACCAGCAGTATTAAATTGAGCCTGAACAGGAACTGTTTGGACTGTGACTGTTGAAGCTACTTGATTTGAGCTCATTATGCAATTCCTTCACCAGGAGTAATTTCTGCACTAGAAGCTGCGCTAGACAAGAACCAAGCATTAGGTGGAATACCGCTAAATACAGCTACACCATTAGCAGGAATAGAAAAAGTATTAGCAGAAGGTATTGTTAAAGCAGGAGCTGTAACAACAGGGGTAGAAGTCCCATCATTAGGCTCCTGTGGCTGCCAAGATACTCGAATTAAGCTAGAAGTAATGTTTACAATTCGATAACCTGAAGGGTACACATTGTTGCTAGATTTAACTTGAACAGCAGCAGAACTACCAACCAAATAAGTGGGTCCAAAAGGTGCAAAAGCTGAATTGTAAGCCATTATTTAACTCCTTAAACCGCAGTAGTAGGTAATGAACCTTCAGGGCGAGTAATCTGAATGATGTAATTGCCAACAGTAGGAGTTGCAGAAGAACCGCTTGCATTGATCCATTGAATTGTCAATACACCAGCAGTCAAACAATCAGCTTCAGCAGCTACTACACCAGCAGTTTGTGAGCCTACTGCGCCTTGTACCAATACTAAATCGGTAGTTTGCAAACCTGCGATTTGGTAAGTCTGAGTTGAAGAAGTTCCTGAAATTGCTGTAGGAGTAAGTGGAGCTGAAATGTAGAAAGTGCTTAATGCATTTCCACGAGCAATAGTAGTAGATGGCATGGTTTTTTCCTCTAAATAAGGTAAATCAATTATAGGTTATTCAAGAAAAAAAGCCACACTTTTTGGGCATGGCCTTTTCCTTTTACTTCATGGTATTTCTTAGTATGCGCCTGTGCTTAAATCATATCCATATACATACACATCAACAGTTGCAGTTGCAAAAGCTGTTGAAATATTTACATAAATAGTTTGAGCTGACTGCGCTGTATTAGGGTTAGAAGCTGCTGAGATAGTTACATAAGATGGAGTAGTTTGGCTAGTCAAAGCTGCTGCTGTCAAAATACTTGTTGTACCACCTTTATTAACTGCTGTATAAACACCCAAATTTACAGAAGCTACAGATTGTGTTGCTCCAGCATTGTTAGCATTAGCTACAACAATTGAAACAGGAACATAAAGTGCGCTGTTGTTAATTTGAACAGCAAAGTCTGCTGCTGCTGCTGTGGAAACACCTTTCAACACCGCTAGAACTCGCAAAGCCTGTTGGCTGTTTAGGTTCGATGGGTGAGTGGTATTAGTTACTGCTGGTCCTGGATTACTCATGATTTTATTCCTTAAATATGTTTAAAAAGCAGGGGTTTTATCCCCTGCAATTATTAAGCTGCAACTCGGCAAGCAAGTTCTGGATACAAAGGAGCCCAACCATAAAGCACATCAACTCGAGTAGGAATACTATCGTTGTTAATTGTGTATTGGCGCACGACTCGCATTGATAGACCGATTTCTTTATCAGAAGCTCGACCAGCAAAATGAACACCTTCAGGCAACTCTAAGTCAGCCATAGCCATTGTGAAAGCATTGCGATGCATAACAATGTTTTGTGGTGAAACTACACCAGAACCACTTGCATTGTATTGTGATGCAAAGAATGTAACAG